CATTGATGCCAATGTCTGTCTCATTGCCGTGTGCATCAAAGCACTTGTTAGCATCGCGCCACAAGAGCGCAAACTGATCTTCGTCACTGTTAGGGGTACTTGTAATAATAGCACTACCGCCTGTTGCTAGTGTAGGAGAGATACTAGTCCAGAATTCCTTGGCTATACTTGCTCTAACAAATGCAAACTCATCACTGTATAGCAACGAAATACTTAAACCACGTCCTGTATTCTCTGTAGTAGCCTGAGCAATAATACGTGATCCATTATCAAACTCTATACTTCCTTTATTATAACTTGTTACGCCTGCTCTAATGTGGTTAGGACATAACTCATAAGCATAGCGTATACGTTGCATGATCTCTTGCGCACCAGCATACTTGTGTGCTGCAATAAGGATAATACTATCAGGAACAAACATTGCTCGCCATAACAAGTATCCAGCCGCTGTTGTAGTCTTACCAGTTTGTCTGGGTAGCATATTAATATTAAAGCGATAGTTGTGATAAGTTTCTAGAAGTTTAGTCTGATATTCGTAGGCTTTGTATAGTAATTTACCCTTAACTGGGTGTTGGATATTAAAATAATTTGATGTAAAATATATAGGACCAGTTTTAGGATGGGCGCATGCCGCAAAATCTTCTAGTTGCTCTCTAGTAAAGGTCTCTTGTTGATGCCCTTTTTTAACTAAGACCCCATCTAGACTAACTGCCATTTATCTAGCTCCAATGATAAGCGGAGCAATAGGCCTTGTCGTAGTCATACGAATAAACTCGCTAATTGGGTCAAAGTGTAGGTGTAGCATGTAAAATAGTTCTCTATTTAAGATACGGCTTGCTTGTTCATAACTGCTCTTACCGATATTTTTGTAGTAGGATTCGTTTAACCCAGTTTTTTCGCCATACTCAGGAAATACGCCACTTAGTATTAAACAGGTATCGCCCAACTCTTTAGCAGAATAACTTGATTTGTGTGTTAACTTAAAATAAGCTTCAGCAAAACTTTGTTCAGGTAGGAAGTTTGTTTTATCAACATAGCTTGACAACAGGGCGATAATATAAGTTTCTATATCTTCAGGTACCTCAAAGCCAGTTTCAACAACAGTCTGTTGAACTACCTCCCGGAACGCCAAGGTATATGCTTCGTTACTCATACTAATACTTATTATGCTAAATTTTAGTCTTCTTTTTCGTATAGTGTCCAAGCACCATATACTATTGCTGCGTAGGCTGCTATTGTAACAAACTGGCCTGCGAAGAGGATAACTACACCAACACCAATGAGCATTACGCCGTCTAAGCTGGTTCGTTCAGATAATCTTCCCTTAACCCAATTAGTGATATTTGTCATAATACTTCTCCTCAGTTAACAATTCATAAAAAAAGAGGGAGATCTTGTGAATCTACCCTCTTTAAGTATTTTTTATTCGCTATCTTTTAGTTCAGATATAAACTTGTCATACTTTGCATAAAAGGTATCAAATGTAGATTCAGTAACTTCTCTTGGCTCTTGATCCATTGGATTGTCTCCGCCTGCTGCGGCTGGATACATCTTCTTAGGACCGTTTAATCCGCCACTAAGACCAATAAGTTGCTCTTCGGCACTCATATATTCTGCCTCTGGCTCGTTAGCATACTCTTCTACTTTTTCTGCGTAGTTTGTGTAACCAGCTAACTGCATAAGTTCTGCTAGTTCGTTAACGTTAACTTCAACAGTCTCGTCAACAATGGCTTCTTCATTTTCAATAACACCAAATTCATTTGGTTTAAGGGCCTTTCGAATTTTGTCTTGTTTTACATTATCTGGATAAAGGCCGGGATTCGGTTTTGTATATGGGCCCGGAGCATCTGGATAAAGGCCGGGATTCGGTTTTGTATATGGGCCCGGAGCATCTGGATAAAGGCCAGGATTTACGTCGTCATTTGGAGCCGGAGCATCTGGATAAAGGCCAGGATTTACGTCGTCATTTGGAGCCGGAGCATCTGGATAAAGGCCAGGATTTACGTCGTCATTTGGAGCCGGAGCTGGTTTTGCGCCGCCTATGCTTGTCCAGCCGCTATCTTTAGCAATGTCTGCAAGACTGCCATCAGCATTGTATATGTTTTCCCAGCCGCCAGTATCTTCAACATCGCCTATTGGGCTAGCAATGTCTGCTACTGTCCTAAGCCGTTCTATGTCGGCATCTATTTGTGGATCTTCGGGGTAATCTGGATAAAGGCGGGGGTCCGAACCTTCATCATCGCCTTCATCATCTTGACCTGGGTCTTCGGGGTAATCTGGATAAAGGCGGGGGTCCGAACCTTCATCATCGCCTTCATCATCTTGACCTGGATCACTTGGATAAAGGTTACTAACTTTTTCTGATACAGCACCTTCTTCAACAGCCTTTTCTTCATCATCTTCTGCTTCAGGGTTATCACCTTTTTTAGCATCCAACATTTTCTGGAAGGCAGCTTTTTGAGCTGGGCTTTGAGCTTCTGCGACTGTGTGTTTGCCAGCGGCATCAATACCACGTTGGATATCTTCGTTGTCGTATCCAGCTTCTGCAATCTCTTGCAATTTTTTCATCACATCAATCATATGCATTGTATTAATCCTTTTTAGCAAACTCGTATTTGCGAGTTTCAAGTTCTTTTAACATGTTAGCATTGTATTCGTCTCCAAATACTTCAGCAACATCATGTTTCTTAGCATCCGTGTAATCAGCATCATCAAGTTTAGTAACGTATACGTCACCTTCTTCTTGAATTGCTGCTTCACGTGCAATTTCTTCTGGATGATCTTTGTTAATTACAACTAGCTGGTTTGCAGGAACACCTACAGTCTGGCTGATGTATTCATAAAGTTGATTTGCAGACACTGGATATTGTAGTTCTGCATCCATAATATAAACTTCAGCATTTGATAATGTCTGAAAGTCCATGGGGTGTTCTTGGATAGGAGTTTTCTTAGGCTTACTAAGACTCTTCATATCATACTTTTCGAGACAGGTTTCCAACCTATCCATAACTTCATCTTCGATCATATTAGCGATCTTAATTCTAAAGTTATAAGTGCGCTCACTCTCTGTTAAATAATGTGTTAAACTTTTCATTTTATATAATCATCCTGTATTATATTTATGCTTTTTTGCCTAGAATTTCGTTAAGAAGAGCGTTACGATCCATTATAACACCTTGGCCGTCAGCGGCTATTGTGTTTGTATCATCCTCTTTAGTCTTAAAATCATGGGCAGCTTTCTTTAATTGTAGCTCTACCATCTTTAGTTTCTTGTTAATTTTGTTAGTTTTTGCAGTTAGAGCAGTGTCTAGCATACGACTAGCGTTATTAAAGATCTCACCACTAAATCTAGCTTCTACGTTCATTCCCAGATCCATGAGATCGTCAAATGTTTTTCTAGCAGTAGATGCAATATCATCTAGTTCATTATCACTAGTTTCTAAGTCACGTATCGTTGGAAGAGCCGCATCAATCTTGTCTACTGCTGATAATGTATGTTGTATCTCAGGTAGTGTTTTTTGTTCAGGAATAATAGCATCTCCGTTGGTAATACTAAGATTTTCCTCAACAGTCATTTCTGGGGTATCGTCATCTGCTAAATCAAATAGGTTTTCTAGTTTCTTTGTCATACTATTACTTATCTACGCTTTTTGCCTTGGTGGAAAATATCTGCCTCGTTAACTATTCTAAAATGCAACCCTTTGTGTTTGCACCATTTTGCCGCAGATTCCCACTTAGCATGGTTAATTGCTATCGAAAGTTTATCTCGTTGACTTGTTTTTTCTGTTAATGATGTTTGGCTCTTTGGTTTTATCTCAATAAGCTCACCGCGACGTTTGCCGTCTTTGCCTTGATAAATTATTATAAAGTCAGGAACGTATATACTATGCTTTCCCGTTAATGGATTCCTATAAGGTATTTGAATACTTTCACTAGCCCATTGTATTACACTTGGGTGGTTGTCAGCAAACCGCATAAACGCATGTTCCCAACTACTTCTATAACGCGGTGGTTTATTTCCAGCATACTTGTCACGGTTAGCTACTTCGTAGAGTCCGTTTGCCCACTTACTAGCCATGGTTTAAGTTTTTACCTGTTGCTGTACCGTTGGGGGAGGAGTTTTGTCGTTAACAAATCCTAGTAGGCTTGTGCCTTTTCTACTAGCATTAAGTAGTAGTGGAATTGTAACTTTTGTATCGCTGTTCTCAAACTTATCTATAACGTCAGCGGCATAAAGTTGTAGCTCATTTACAGCATTTAGAATTGCGGCCGTTAAGCTAGCAGCGGCTTCTTCGTTGCTAGTACGGTTAACACAAAAACTCTTAACTAACTCATAGTCATTGTCTGTAAATTTACCCTTTGGGCTAAACTGTGTGGTAAAATATTCATTAACTCGTAAGTCAATATTATCAGACGTGCTAGTAATAGGTAATGCTGTATTTTGTGTTGTCATATTATTACTTTCCGGTCTCTTGTACTCGTCTTACAATAAGAGCATCTCTTTCTTTTATTAAAAATGTATTGGTTGGATCATTGGTAATTTGATTTTGTAATTGTTGAACTCTGTCATTTATTTGTTGTTGCCTTAAAATTACAGAAGATGTCTGTGGGCCAACAAGAGGAGTAAAGTCACTGAGTCTTGCAGGAGTTGTAGGAGAGGCTGACGTATTTGGAACTGTTGATGCATTTCCTAGATCAAACGGACTAGATATAAAATCACTAACGTTGTTAAATACTGTTTGGACAATATTACTGCCGTTACTAGTTACAGCATTGCTATTGCTACTTCCTGAAGATCTGTCTACCGGAGCACCAGTGCCTGTTCTAGGCTCACCAGTATTGATTCTGTCAGTACCAAACACATTAGGCAATATAACATCAGTTAGGGGATTCTTTCCACGAAGAATACTACCCACCGCTCGTTCTAAATCTTTTTCCAATACTCTGCCCAAGTCTAAATCTTTAGTATTGTTAAAAATAACTCCGCCTTTAATGACAGCACCAAGTATATTTCCATTAAACAGGTCAGTTGCTACGGTATTCGCAGCATCAACTAGCCCTCCTTGGAAGAAAATACTATTACCAACACCGCCGCCAAATACTCCTAGAGGACTTGGTGAGTTGTCGTAATGGATATCACTAAATCCTTTAGGGTTAATGTTGTTTACAAATCCAGTTGCATATTTAACAGTTTCGTATTGAATTGTCATATTATGTTGCATTACACTAGTGTTTGCATAACTATGACTGTCATGCCCAAATGCAGTTAGCATGGGATTAACCAGGGTGTATTCAGCAAACCGTTTTTGCAACATGGTATATACCCTAATGTCTTTAAAGAACCGTTGGTTGCCGTCGCTCATACCATAATCTTCGCTTCTATATCCGCCATAACGATCATTTGTACTATAACTACTGCCGCCCAAGGAATGCTTACTATCGTTGTAGTAAAAGTTAGCATACGTATGCAGAAAGCTTCTAATTAAATCTTTCTGATCATCATGAAATGTTACTGTGACAGGATTATAGTTTAACTTGTGTTGACTATGCACTTGTCTGTTATATTGATTGTGAGTCTGAGTATCAATATTAAATGTTGGCAAGTCAATGGTCTTAACCAACATATTAATTTCCATCTTGTCAACACTGTTAAAGAGCCTTGCCGCTTGAGGGGTTAGATTAAAAACTACATGAAAGAGATTACTGAAGCGAGGTTGTAGTTCATAGTTATTATCAACAAACAACCTGGCTGCGTGTGAAAAATCTTTGATCTGGTCGCCTTTTGCAAGGGCATTTAAAATAGTATTAGCACTAGCCACAGATATCTCCTTATTACAACTATTTATGCTGTCAGATTATGTGCATATATTACAAAAAAACCCCCCGATAAAATCGGAGGGTCTTTGTAATTCTATAGTAAAGGGCTATTAGCCTGTTACTGTTTGTCCAAGAGCTCTTGCCACTGTAGCACCTACGCCATCGCCAATTGGGCTCTGGATAGCATTATCAAATCTAACGCTTGCTGAAATCGTAACTGGTTCATTTGATGCGTAATTAAGATCGTTGTAGTTAACATTAGTTAAGAAACAACCGTATAATTCCCAGGTTTCAAGAACGTTTGCTACACTAGCGCCGTTTCCGCCGTCTAGTATTTCAAAACGGGTAACAAACTTGTAGTCAATTCCTGAACTAGCACTGGCTTGTTCCATGACGTCGAACTGCTTCTGTACTTGCTCTCCAAGTAGTCTGCTAACGCTACCGTTGACATCGTCACGGAAGTTAACTGTAATTGCATCCCATGAATGTTTACCAGCAATGTATGCACGGCTGTTATAAACCGGAATTTCAATCTCTTCGAATGTTAAGTTTGGACGGGTAATGTCCATAACTTGCTTGGTTAATTCTGTACGGGGAGTAGACACACCAAGATTTTCAAATAACGCACGAAAGCGATACTTTAGCTTGGGCATTAATAAGCCCTGTGAAGTAGCAGATTGATCACTATCTAGTGGTACAGTGAATTTTGTTAATGATGAAACGGACATATGTCGTGTCTCCTATAATATTCTATTAATATTATTTATCTATTATGGTACTCAAAAAATAGGGGGTAAATCATATACCCCCTATTATTTTCGTTGTTTATGGTGCCTTAAACGCTACTTGCAGCGGCTACGTTACCTGCTCCAATTTCGCCTGTGTTCTTAAGGCGGATTGGAATAAAGATAAATTCAGCTGACTTAACTGGCTCAATAGCAACATCCACATACAGTTCATTTCTGTCAATGCGTGTAGGAGTGTTATTGGTGTCATCACAAACTACCAAGTAGTCATAAATTCCACGTTTTGCAACCAAGTCATTCATAGTTTGTTCAACCTGCTCTTTAAGTTCATCACGGGTAATCTTGTCATTTGGTTCAAATACAAATCCAAGTGCAGTTGCCTGCAATTGGTTGCGTAAATAACCTGCCAAACGTGCCACGTTAATTCTATCTAATGCACTTGAACTTGCTGCGCGAGTCTTGTTACCGTAGTTCATTAATCCAACACCATTAAAGAATGTAATTGGGTTAACTCTATTACTGTAAAGTGTATCGCGCAGTGACTCTCTAACGTTGTCTACAACAAATTCACCAGTAGCACTGTTGATGTAGCCAATTGCATTAACATTATCAACTAAGCCGCGTCTTGTTCCTGCTGGAGCAAACCATGGGAAGCTCTGGTCGTCACTTCTTGCAATAGTTCTAAGTGCCATATGACTTGATGGAACAACAATAGTGTTACCACTCAAATCGTTTGTTTGTCCTTGTGGATAAAACACACCTAAGTAAGGATCAACACTAACTAGTCCGTCTTCGCTGTTTCCAGTATCTGCTGCTGTATTGCTTGCCCAGTTCTGGATTGCAGTGCTAGTAGCAGCAAGTCTCATGCTCGTGTCACCTATAACAAACGCTGTGTTGCGTCTATCAT